ATAAAATTCCTCAACAATAACAATGCCGTTTGCACCAGCGCCGCCAGCAACCGAAGTTGCATTATTAGCACTGAATCCGCCGCCGCCGCCGCCGCCGTAAACTAAACCGGCATTGCCAACTCCTGTTGTACTTCTGTTTCTACCACCCTCTCCTAAAGATGAATTTCCGCCACTGCCAGTTCCCGTAAGAGTGCCAGTCCCACTATTTCCACCCTGTGATCCGCTAAGATTTATTGTTCCGCTTGCACCTGAACCACCCAAAGCCCCTACAGGACTACTACTGGGAGTTGAATTTCCTCCAACACTACCAGCGGTCGCAGATGCTAATGCCCCGAATGAATTAGTGCCTGCGCCAGCAGTAACAGCAACAGTGGAACCAAGGCCAGCAACAGCAGAATAGAATATTGATGTACCGCCGCCGCCGCCGCCAGCAGCAGAGCTTGAAGAAGCTGGAGTCCCTGCACCAACAGCAGACCCACCACCACCGCCGCCGCCAACAACAGTAACCTTAACAGATTTAAGCCCCGCTGGTTTTGTCCAAGTCGCATTGCTTGTATAGGCTTGCAAAATATAATTGCCACCGGAAATAGATGAACTTGGCTGCGATACAAATGCGGTTCCGTTATCGTACAAAATATTGCCAACTGTGCCTGCCGCAACCATTGTAACAGCCGCAGTACCAGTTCCTACCACGACAGCGCCAGCCGTTATTGTTGATCGACCAGTGCCGCCATTGCCAACAGGCGCAATGCCAGATAATCCTGTTGAAGCATCAAGTTGTCCTGAAGTGTTTGCCTTGTTAGCAAGCTGTGCAAGGTTAAATGCTTGTGTCATTAAGCTACCCCATTTCCATTAAATGTTTGTTGTACTAAAATATTTAAATTGCTATTTGGAGTTTGCACTAAAGTAAATGTCCCAGAACCAGTTGTGTAATTACTCCCTGGCACTAAAATTAAGCCATTATTGTATAACTCAAAATAATCAGGCGTATAACTAAAAGTATAAATTACTTGCCCGTTTACTGTGTTTGTTGATACTGCCGCAGGCGAACCATTGGCAACACCTAAATTATTTGCAGCAAACTGAATAATTGTTAAATTTCCTGTCGATACGGAAGGAAAGTTATTAATTTCATTACCTACTAAATCATAATCTTGATCATTTACGATTGTGCCATTCAAATATAAACTTTCTGATCCGCTATTCAATTGAAATGTTGTCGGCGTAAATGTTGATGCCGCCGTTAATGTTGAAGTAAATCTGCTAAATGATCTGTATGTTGCACCAGATGCGCGATAACTATATATCGGTGCGCTTGCCGTTGCTGTAACAGCTCCAGTAAATACAATTTGCTTAGATACAAAATTGACAGATGATACTGTGTATTGAGTCGGCGTACCAACATTGCTAAACGTAATTTTATCACCTGCAAATATGTTTTGAAAAGGCAAGCCAGTGTATGTGATTGTTGTCGTTCCTGTGCCGGATGAATAAGCAATGTTTAAAGGCGAAAATGTAATGGTTGCAGCAACCGATCTAAACGAAATAATTGTAATAATATTGCCAGCCGTTGCGCCTGTCCCTAATGTTACCGTTGTTGTGTTTTCTGTGTATTCCGCTGTATCTAACAATACGCCGTTTTGAAAAATAAAATCTTGACCTGAAATGTAGCCAGCTTGTCGAGCCGTTGGCGTGAAAACAGTTTGTGCTGCCGTTGCTGAAAAACTTTGATGCGTATAGAAAAAACTATCTGGTGCAATAATGCCAACTACGCGACCATAAACATCAATAGTCAGTTGAGAAACGGATGAAGTAAAAGTTGATGCGCCGCCAAAATTTAAAAATTCTTGCAGCGAACCGACCATGGTTCCGTTTGCATTATTTGTGATTGCAATTTGACCGCCGCCAACTGTTGTCGTGCCAGTTGTTAATAGCTGACCTGTTCGCAAATCTAGATCAATATAATTAATTCCGTCCGGCAAAGCAGACCATAACGACGGGTCGTATTGCGGCAGCGTTGGAACAAATTGACCCGTTGTGCTTGCATAAGCAGCATTCGAAGATGCAAAACTAAACGTCCTGCCTGTGCGATTTATAAATGCTAAATAAAAAGCTGTTCCGAATGTTGGTTGCGCAAGATACCAGGTATAGAGCGCAGGGTTTGTGCTGAATGATGTCGTCGTTGAATTGTACAATCCGTAGTAACTTTTTCCTGAGCGTGTCGCAGTAATGCCAGTGCCGATCAAATCATTAGCATAAGCAACAATTAAATATTTTTCAGCATATTGAAACGTGGATGGTCGCCATTGCAACAATGGCGCACTAGGCGAAAAATCGCTTGAGCCAAGCTGGTTTACCATGCGCGAGAAAAAATACCAGTTGCCAGCAGGAATAGAATTTAAAGTAACAACAGGCATTGCAGTGCTTGGCGAATATGGATTTCCGTTTGATTGCACCGATGTCGTGCCAGCAAATATTCTTTGCGCAGCAGTTGGGCTTGCAAAAGCCGAATACCAAATTTCAGCATATTGCACAATTCCGTTAGACGAAGTAGTTACATTTACTTGAAATGATGGATTAGTAACCGAGGGCAACAACCCGCTAATAGTTGGTGCAGGAATAGTGCCAAAAGTTAATGAACTGCTTAATCCGGTGTTTGGAGATGGCGTAAATTGCGTTATGTTTGCATCGTCATAAACTGCCGGATTAAATTCAAGCAAAGATAAAGTTGCGGTAATGCTTCCATCGTCTGAAAAATTTTCTGTTATTTTTGCAACTCGATAATTTTTTGCTACCCATCCGTAATTTGAGCTTGTAACAGAAACAATATCACCAGCTTCTAATTGAATGCCAGAAAAATTAATTGTTAGTTGAACCTGCAAATCTTCACGGCACGATTCTAAAAATCTATTTGCAAGCAATTGAGCGCGAACATCATCATTAACAAATTGCAGTGTTATTTGTTGTTTGTTAACAGGCTCATTTGGAAATAGCAAAGACGGATTTAGTATTGCTAAATCAAATGTAGCAGATGAAAAAGAATCTTGCTCGCTACCGTTTGCAAATTTAACTTCCGCAATATTAAATGAATTGCTTATGTCAGTAGGTGATATGGTTATTCCAGAAACAATATTTGAATTGTCCAAAGCCATCGCAACTGTGAAAGTTGGTTGCTGAACAATAACTCCCCACTGCGCAGTAATTTCGTTATATTTAATTAAACAATCACAGCTCGTGGACATCAATTGAATATTGTTTAATATTGTTTGATTTGTATTTACTACACCATCAAATTGAAATCGTTTTAACGTTTGCGGAAATCCAGAAAAATCTGTGTAAGTTATGTTTTGATTGCTATAAACGTTTAACGCAGTTAATGATGCCGTATTAATTTGTTCGATAGATAAAGCCGCTCCGTATCTTGTTGATGACAAATAATCTAAAAAACAATCCCCAGGAGCTTTTCTTGAGTTTGTTAATTTTACTCTTAACGATTCTAAACCGCGGACATTTGCAGTAACGCTATACGTTAAACGAACAATTAAAAAAGCGCAATTCGACATTAGTTTTGTTGCGTCCCATTTGTAAACCAAATTAGGCTCTGACAAAACTGTTATCGCACTATTGCCCGTATTAACCGGCGAATTACTACCATTTTTGTATAAATAAAAATTAATTTTTCCGGCGACAGTTGTGTCTGTTAAGCCTGTTGAAACGTCTAGCAATCCAATTACTTTTGTTAAATCAACAGCATCAAATATTACTTTTTTGCCGCCATAAAATATATCCCCAAAAGTAAAATTATCAGGAGTTCCGCCAGTTTCCGTATTTGTTACTTCAGACAATGCAATTGTAAAATAAATCTGTTGACTATTATTTGTAATGCTCATATCAACAATTTGGCCACCAACAAACGCAGTGCCGTACACAACCGGAAGTTTGTTGTCGCCAGCAGGCGCAACTGTTGCGCGATTGCCCGGATTAGGGTTAGCACTAGAATCATTTGTAGGACTATCGGGAGCAAATACCCTAGAAATAATTGCCGAGGCAATCATGTTAATTGCAAACGCAAACACAGCACTTGCCTTATATAACGCAATTGCAGAAACAATAATTGTAGTCGGCATTATTTAATCCAAGTTTCTTCTAATTTTTGAAATCCAAATTTATTGTATTTTAAATCTGGAGAATTAACCATTTTACTTACTGTGCAAATTTGTATTGCGCCTAATTGAATTAATTTATCTGCTTCAATTACGTATTGTTTTATTAATCTATAGCCAGCAGTGCCGCCTCTTGCGTCAGGATTTACCCAATATGCCAATTCACTTAATTGAAGAATGGCTGGATTCCAGACATTAGGCACAATACCAGCAATTAACATCCCTATAATTTTATTATTTTTTTCAGCAAGCAAAATAAAACCTTTGCCCATTATTATATGAAACAATAAATTTTCTATATATTTTTTGTCATTTGTTTTTTTTAAGCATTCAATGTCAGATACATTCCTGTAATCTTTTAACATTGCAATAATAAATGGTATATCGTATTTGCTTGCTTTTCTTATCATATCTTATTTATTAAATGGCGCATCTTTTCCAAAGTAATAATTTATTGTAGAAATATAATTGACTCGAACCATTGATGAATCAGTTGGCGCATAAAAACGCCATGAATTATCGTTTGTATATCTACCAGAAACTCTGTTTTGCAAAATCAGTTGCACAGACGACGCACTAACAGTTATTGCGCCGACATAACTTCTAACATCTGCAGACCATTGTTCTGATATAGAAAACGAATTTATGTAACCATTAAAAAATTGATACAAACCACCAGTGCCGCCTGAATTTAATAATTGATTGCTAGTGTCAAAAAATCCATGCCACATTTCAATCTGAGCACCTTTAATTTCCGCACTTAAAACTAAAGACAGCATAGAAGTATCAATGCCAACTAAAGTTATGTTGGTTTCGTTTGCAGTTGATTTAATGTCCCGCGTTGCGGTTCCAACATTAACAAGCTGCCCTAATCCTGAAAATGGCAAAGCATCAACAGCAGAAACTGTAATGGCAGTGGGAGCAGTTGAAAATCTATAAACTTCAGATGGAGTTGTTATTCTTATAAAGTCAGCATACCGAATATTATTTGTAGCTACAACTGGTGCAATAACATTCATAAAACAACCTCTATAGCTTTAAATGCGCCTGTCCATTGTATGAATGAATCATTGGTCATTGGAACGAGAGAATACGTTGGATAATCTCGCAGAATAACCGGAAAAGTTATTCCAGTATATGTATTGCCGCCAATGCTTGTCGTTGTACCAAATTGCCCTATAACAGCGTCCAGGGGCGACCCAAGTTCGGTTAGTATAGTTCGATGTACCGGAATGTTTACTGTCGAGCCAGCTCCGCGCACAACATCAGCAGTAGCTATATATGCATACCGATCTATCTGCAAAAAATCACCTGTCTTTACAATAAACAACCCGGAAGATATTGCAGGCAGCGATCCGAGCACAATCGTTTTGCCAGTGCTTGCAACTTGATACTGACAAGCCGAAATTTGTAACGCAGTCATGTCTCCGCGATATTGAATGTAATTAAGCCAGCCTGTGCTACCAAAATTTAAATATTGTTCGCCTTGCTTATCAACAACTCGCAGCGCAGATAAAACACCTCGATTTTTAGAGTACAGCAAATAATTCATTGGTTTAATTTCAAATTCGAAAGGCTGAACTGTAAGTTGTTCGGACGTGTTAAGACGCATATTACGCGACAGCATTTGTCCCACAAACTTATGATCGTTAATTCCAACCGTCTCGGCAACAGATAAAATTGTTTGTAAGGACATAATCTACCTCGAAATTGGAACGCTGCGATTTGCTGATTGATAAGCAGACCAGATCGTTGATTTGTTTTGCGCTAAAAATTGAATGCCGCTTTGTGTGTCGATTGCATTCATGCTTGCAATATAATTACCGTTTACAGTCAAACCACTACCTCCACCGCCCATTTGCGCCTGCCAGGCACCATTCGGAATAATTGTTCCAGGAGTTCTTGGCACAAACAATTCTGCACCGTTTTCACCAACCAATGTTGGCGAATCAATCCTGCCGCCAGATGCTTTACCCGAACCAAATAAATCTCCCAAAATAGACGAAGATGCGCCACTAGCAGGACTAAAGTAAGCCGTTGCAGCAGACATAGCCATTTTAAACAATCCGCTTGCTTGCGTCTGCAATTGAATCCGTATCAAATCTTTAATAATACTGCCTGCCAAACTTTTAAAATCAAGTTTTCCAGTTTCAACAAACTTAGACAATGCTTCATTCATGCTAGATATTACGATTTTAAATGATTCCGCGCCTTTCCTTGATGACTTTTCAGCAGCTTCATTATATTGTTTATAGGCTTCTTGCCAGCCAGAAAGCCAGCTTTGTTGTCGTTGAATTTCTGTTTCTAAATTTGATTTTCTTTTTTCATTAACAAGTTCATTCATGTATATTTCGTAATTTCCATACATTTCTATATATTTAATTTTTTCATCATATAGTTTTTTTGCCAACGCAGCTTCATCAACCGGAGCCATATTCATTGTTTTCTGCGCATCATAAATAGCAGCAGACATTTTTTCTCTAACATCCAATTGTTGCTTTAATAAATCGTATTTTAATTTTTCTCGCTCATAATCATTTGTTGATAACACCGCTTTTTTATTTTCAATTTCTAAAAATTCAGTTTCTTTTTCAGTAGCATTAAAAAGCCTTGCCATTTCCATTTTGCTTAATTCGCCAACTGCCGCAATTTGCTCTTTGTACTTTTGAACCATTTTATCGCGTTGCGACAATTCAATTGATCGTTTCGCGATTTTAGACTCAGTCGTTTTAGAATCTTCAGTGCTTGGCGTAATTGGTTCTTGGCTTTTTTCTTCATCAAATCCAAATAAGCCAGCGCCAATCATTGCAGTGCCAGCAGCTCCCAAAGCCAATAGCCACGGGTTAGCAATTCGCAAAACATTTAATGCTGTTGCAAGTTTTAAAACGCCAGTTACCGCTGTTACACCAAAAGCAATAGCCATTGCGGTTCCGAAAATTTGGAACGCTCTCGTCATTCCAGCAATCTTATCTTCAGTCGGAATTTTATTTACTAGATCAGAGACTGGTTTCATTGCAGACAATGCCGCAACTTGCATTTCACCAAAAAACAATTGTAATTTTTGCGCAGCATCAGCAGCAGATTTTATTGCCAATGCTTGTTTGTCAAAGTTACCTGCTAAAAGTTTGGCATTTTCTGACATTGTAGAAAAATCTACACCTTTGGCAGCTTTTCCAAATATTTCCATTGCAACAGCATTGCGCCGAACTTGATCGTCAATTTTAGACAATCCATCAAATGCTTTTTTCTGCAAATCGTCTTGAGTCAAAAATCCCAAATCTTTTGCTGATATTCCTAATTCTTTAAAAGAATCGCGCAGCTTATCGTTTCCTTGTGCTGCGTTATCAATTGCATTTGTAAATGAAGAATAAAATCTACCTACTGAATTTGCATCTCCGCCACTAGATACCAAAGCAGCTTTTAATTCCAACACTTTTCCAACAGTCGTATCGTTAGCGTCAGCAAGATCGGAAATTTCATCGGCGGTTCTTGCTGCCAGCAAGCCAAAGCCAACCATGGCAATACCTGCGCCAATAAACGCGGCTTTCAGCCCATCAATTGTCTGCTGAGTTTCGCGCAAATCCTTTTTAAATTGCTTACTTTTTAATTGAGCAGAATCAACACCTTTAACAAATTCCTTAGTGTCTAAAGTAAGAATTGCTCCTAGTCTTGCAATAACACTCATAGCGTATCCCCTGTTTTTCTTGCTTTATACTTTCCAATTTTTTTTCTTAAGGATTCCGAAAGTACAGATAAAATTCTTGTTTGATTAGATTCTAGTGCTGGGCGAATAAACGGTTTTCCACTTTTTTTTGCTGTTCCGAATTCTTCGCCTAAAGAAACGTCAGACTTTGCAACAGAAAGAATCGCTATTGCAGCATCGGAACTGTAAATATATTTTGATTTCTTATCTCTATCCGTCGGCCTTCTTGCTTCCACAATAATTGTGCTTTGCATTTTGCCGGTATTTGATCTTGCCAAACTTTTAGCAGTAGGCAATGCCACTTTCATTGCATCACGCAAAGCAGGAACCAATACCTTTTTGTTTACGTCTGTATAGCCAAATTCCGCACCCATTTGTGCAAGAACTTTGTCAAAATCATCAAAGCCAAAAGTTTCAACTGCCATTTTTTGCCTTCATTAACTTTGCTTGAGCTTCTGGCATGCTTGACATAAACGCCAACAAATTTTCATTTACTTGATTTTTCTTTTCTTCTTCAGACAATGGAGGATGAATGTAATCATAAGCAATCCCAAGTATGTCAGCCATGCCGTAAGGCTTTGCGCTGGGTTGTCTTATGTAATTAAACACTCCAGCAGTAAAGGCGCCTAAGGTCATTAAAACAGCTTTGTTGCCTAACAATCCATCGTTTAAAGCAACCATCACAACTCGAAAATCATCTTCGCTCATTGCATCAGGATTCGCGCCATGTGCCAGCATATATGCGCGAGTTTGCAGGCGCAATGAGCCAATTAGTTTTTTCTAATTTCCTCATATCCAGGAGAAATTACCTCGCTGATTTTTTTCATTAACTCGAGTTGAACAGCAAACGGAAATTCTGAATTAATATCTTCGTATTGAATCTTCGACATATCAAATTCATTGTCAGCAGGAACAAGCAACCGGACCATTTGTGTAATTCTTTCTTCTGTTTTTGCAGTAAGAATAGCTAATTCTTTTATAGAATTTCCATCAACAATTGCGTTGTCATCTTTAAATACAATTGCATCGCTTTCAATTTCATCTTTTTTATCAAGCAACGGCTGCATCATTTCGGCGTGTTTTGCCGTTGCGTCTACTTCGTCAACTGCTTTTGTAATCGCTTCCATTTCGCTTGCAAGAGGAACTCGAACGCGGAAATCTTGACCACCCAAAGTAAAAGATCGAATGCGCAAAGTGTTATGATTTATTTGAAGTGCGCCAGAAAGTTTCATATCTTATGCCTTAGTAATTAAATTATTGTGTATTGAATTATTAAGCGCTATAACGAAATCCACAATTTCGTTTGGAGTCATTACGTCGGCATGATTAGCAGCAATAGCATGGCACAAAGTAACACCCGTTAACTTTTGTTGCGGAAAACCATACCATTTTTTTGGAAACTGCAAAGATTGCTCTAACAAATAGCTTAGCAAATCATTGTTGCTTTTAATTTCTGTTGTCATATTTTCTCATATAAAAAAGCCCCAGAAGGGGCAATTGTTTAGCTATTTGACCAACCGTACTGTCCACCACGAGGATGAATTGTAAAGATACATTTTGCCTCTGCACCCGGAGCCGCATCAATTTGAAATTGTGATACGCGAGCGTTAAAAGCATACGCAATGGTATTTAAACCATCAACCGCTGCAATAACAAAAGTGCGATCAACTGTGCCGCTATAAGCATCACCGCGGATTAGCAGCAAGCCAGCATCTGCTGGATTCCATGCTGCTGTAATTGACAATGAAGTCGGAGCCGATTGCGTTGGAATTTTATCTGATTGGCGAGAACCCGCAACACCAAAGCTAGCAACCGCATCGTCTTGACCGAATGCAGGAATTGCCTTCAACATTTAAAGACGTACCAGCCGCGCCTGACCCGTTAGCTGAAGTGCCAACAATAGTCGCTACCTGAGCTGTCCATACAGACAGATTAGCAGTACTTAAAGACGTTGGAGCTTCGCCTGATTGCATAAACATCGAGGCACTAAAACCAGGCAATACTTTTGATGGAATAGACATGATTAATTTCCTTTATGCGTTATTTGACCAGCCGTAGAGATTTCCACGAGGATGAATTGTAAACATACATTTAGTTTCAGCCCCAGGGGCAGAGTCAATTTGGAATTGGCTTACTCTACCATTGAACGCGTAATAAATAATGTCTGTCCCCTCGGTTGCCGAGATAACGTAAGTGCGATCAACTGTGCCGCTATAAGCATCAGCACGAAGCACTAGCAGCATTGCATCTGCTGGATTCCAAGCAGCTGTAATTGATAACGATGTTGGTGCGGATTGCACTGGAATCTTGTCAGATTGCCGCGAACCAGCAACGCCAAAGCTAGCGACCGCATCGTCTTGCCCGAATGCAGGCACAGCTTCTACGTTAATCGCGTTGCCAGATACAGCAATGGCAGAAACACTCGCTACTAGCGATAGCTGGGCACTGGTCAATACAGTGGGAGACGCACCAGGCTGCGCATACATGGCTGCGGAAAAGCCGGGCAAAATTTTATTTGGGAGTGCCATTATTAATTCCTTAAAAAGTTAAATTATTTATCTTATGTAGGAATATCTATTGTGCAATCAAGGTAAATAGTATGAAGTCCAATTTCGTCATCGTATGAATTATAAAGAAAATCCACGTCGATTTTAGAAACATAAAAACCACTTACACCACCAAACTGCCCGTTATATCCATGCAAAGCTTGTATTATTGTATTTGCTAAACTAAAACAATCCTGCAAATTTACAGCAAAAACACTTGTCTGAAAAATTGGTCGATCAATACCTTTGTTGTTTTGATTT